GGTATAGAGCAGGAGCGTTGCCAGGGAATATTTTCTACGTTCGCGAAAGCATGAAGTTGATGGTTTTGAGTGTAAGACACCAACCCATTATTGTTCATCTGCCAGCCTTCACCGCCGTTAAAATCCCCGACAATAAGGCCGGCCCCTGATTTTTCTGTATCGACCGCAAGGGACCCGCCGCCACAGATAGTTAACCCACTTTGGCCGTAGATCACAACTCCCTCTGGGGCAACAATGGTTAACTGTGCCTGTGAGCCGATCTCTATTATACCATCACCGTTGATATCGTTTAGGTTGATCTTTTCTGTTTTGGTGCTTCCCTGGGTTTTTAGTGACTTCGGGATATCTGCTGCTGTTATAAACCGTCCGGTTTTATCCCTCAGCCTGCCCTCCCTGTAATCCAATGTTGTCTTTATGGAAGAAAGGAAAGTTTTTAAATTTAGATCAATCCCGCTTGGGACACTTGGTATTGCCGGGATTTTACCCATTTCTCAACTCCTCCATAGATGTTCCAATCTCAAACGAATAAACCGTAGCCAACCCGGTTAGCTCCACCTCCCATTTAACTCCCATAACCGGGGGCAATTTAAAGACAGATGTTTCTGTAATTGTTTTTGTCATTTTCAACACCCCGTCACAATACAGCTTTATAGTCACGCTACCGCTGCCAATTACAACGCCCATGCATGACAAGCTGGTGGGCCGGGGAAGAAAGATTTGTTTTGATTTCCAGGTGTAATTAACAGTTGTGTCCATAACCATGTTGAACCGGCTGATATACTCATCTCCTCCGCTGACCCCAAGAAAATACAGCGCATCGTCTGTATGGTGACGGTACATAGAAATAAAAGAAAAGGTTGGGATCTCCAAAAAAACAACGCCGTTAGAGGATGTCAAGTTTAATAAAAGTATTTTATTTGTCTCAGCAATTATACCGACATAATGATTATCATAAAATTCAGCATGGATGGATTCTGGCGATAATTCATTCCATTGTTTTTTGGTGAACAAATCCCTTGTTAACAACGCTGTTTCATTCCCGTAGATCATAAACAAACCGTCGGGAGAAGGATAAGCAACACCGGAGGGGGTTGAAACAATGCCGTGCTTTGACAGGCAAGCCTGTGAGAAAGGTAGAGGATTGACAGTGTAGGCGTCAGGATGCGTGCCCGTCAAGAGGTAAGGAAACCCTTCTGTGCAGATAATTGCGTCTTGACCAAATACGCTGATCCCCACAATTTTGTGTTTCAGTGGCCTTTCATATCTTCTGGGCCAGGCGTGGGGCATGTACGGTTCAGAAAAATAAAGCGTGTCATCGATAAAAGCTGCGAGGATACCGCCGGGGAGTGATGTTAATCCCATCAGGTATTCAGACCGTGCAGGGGCGTCCATAATGTATTCCCAGGAATCTGCCCAATTAAGTGTAACGCCAGGCTCAATATCCTCATTCTCTTGAATAGCCCGGTACACTTTTGATGCCGTCTCTACATACCGCCCAGAGATAAAAGTTTGTCCTGCCTCCCAATCCGCAATATTGGCATAGGATATTCCAAGGAAATCAAGGATATCGCCTGACGAATCAAAATGTTTTTCCGGGGGAGGCGCGTAAAACAATGTCTCCATTGCCTCTTCCAGCATCTGATTTATCGTGATATCCAGATCGTCCGGGAGTGTCCCATCCGCATTTAATCCGCAATCATAATACTGTTTCCCGTCAATAACATCCTCGATGGGCATACCGTCTTTGTTTGACCCGAACTGCATTTTCCCGTCTATATCCCCAACACGGGTATAATAAGGCACATAATAAAAATCTGTGCCCGTTTCAGCCCCGGTAATCGTTCTATAGAGCCGGACATGGGTAACATACTGCGGGAATCCATTGTTGGTCACATAAAAATTAGTATCCCTCGGAATAGTGATGCCGATTAGTTCTCGCTCATTGATATTAAATGGTCCCAAAATAGGGGAGGGTCTTGTCTCTGCGCCCCACGCAGTGACAAAAGTATAGGCATAGGCAAAATAACCGAGAGAATCACCGCTATACTCCCCCACCCAAAAATCCGCCCAATCTCTTCCGAATCCAGGCGTGTTGTTTTTTTCTGTAACCTGCTGGATGTCACCATCAATGTATTCCGTCCAATAGGTTGTGTTGTGGGGAGTTGGGGGTACGCCGCTCGAATGTGAGGTGCTGTTTCGTTCATAAATCAAGAGACTGTTTATATCATCAGCGGAAGGGAATTGCACCAGATCACCAGAAGAATATTCCTTATATTCAAAATGGTCAGGCTCAGGGTTATCCGACACATGGTCCTGAATACACCGAAATGGATACTCCAGGGTAACACACATAATATCACCCTGGGCATACGCGGTGCTGCCTGAAAAAATCGATGTGGGTTCGGCATCAAACACAATTTCCCAGTACGTTGATAAATAATTCCAGACTTGAGGACAGGTTGTTTGAGTATAAACGGATAAAGAAGGGTATTCATCTACAGTATTTGGGGTGTGAGCGACCTTACACCGCCACACAAGGGTTTTGACATACCTTCTGACGTCCCCTGCAGAGTAAGCAACTCCCTCCTCCCACTTATCGATACTCCCCCAGGTATAGTAAATCTGTTTTGAAGGGGATATATACGGGGTATCGCAAGCCAAAGGCAATTGCTCGGTATCGCCTGCTGGTTTTTTAATTTTCGAAATATCTTCGGTTACTTGGGCAGCGCTCCCCAGCTTATCTAAAATGGTCTGCTGTGGCGGACTATCTCCCTGATCAGAAAAAAAAATCCTGTCAGCCCCCTGCCATCTCTCCCCTTTGACAATATCAACATCTTTATCCCACCACAGCCAGGCTATTTTCTCTACATTCTGAAGGGTCCGGCCTTCAAACTTAAAAACAGTTTCTGGTGAAGTGGTATAAGCAGAAATATCATGCGTCAGGTCAAAGGTTTGTGCAACTGACAGCGCCCCGGTGTCAACCGCACAATTTTTAGCGGTTTGGCCGTACCCCTCTGGCAAAAGGTGGGGCGCCATCTTAGGGATTTCCCCTTTAAAAACAGAATATTTAATCATATATACACCCGCTGAGCCGCTGCATTGGCATCCATCTTCGCTTTTGTTTTCCCGTTATTGAAGTCCATCTCAAAATCAAGGGCAGATGTACGGTCGCTCCATGTTTTTCCGGGCATTCTCAATAATTTTGCCACAGCGCCAGCAACAATGGTGTCCTGGTATTTGTCAAACAGCTCATCAGGAATAACAGGGGTGACAGGATCGGGCTTTAGGAAAACAAAAACCTGGAATGCGTATTCTTCCTTTGGTGTGGGGTAAAAAGTGATTTCCTCCTCTGAGTTTTGTTTATAGGCTATAGGAACACCCAGATCAGGGAAGGTGCGGCCAACCCCTTTCCTGAGCCTCTGGCCTGCACTGTTGACGACCTGGGCAACCGAATAGATCTGCCCTGCCGGGGAGGCTATCGAAATCAACAAACACTCTGGTGTATCAGCAGTTGTTGTTACATCAATCCATTCAGACCACACCCCGGTGTCCTGGCAAAAATTGTCCATTGCTTGCCGGATAAAGCTCTCAACCAGCATCGTTGGGCAATTGATCGCGTAAGGAGCCACATACGGTAAAAAATCATCTACACCTGCCGACATCCCCTACCTCCTTGTCCATCTGCTCCGCTCAGAAACAGAGGGTTCCGCCCGATTTGGATCTTCCTTGTCTTCCACCTGGGTTCTTGCCCCCAGGCCGTTCATAAACGCCTGATAGTGCATCTGCGCCCGGGTTGCACTGGAATACTCAGAGTCCTTTGAAAAAGCCCGGTACATAATATAATCAATTAAAACGTTTTTGTACTCATCCGCAATCGTCAGGTCTCCGGTAACATTTGAAATGAGCATGTCTATTCCAGTAGATGTCGCTGTCACATCTTCAGCCAATTTTGAATACAGGATGTTCACATCAAAAATTTCGCTTGGTTTGGGGTAAACATAAAAATACTTAGGATCATTCTCGTTATATGAATAATGTTTGATCCCAACGGTTTCCGTTGTTGTGTTGGTATGCCAGGTAGGGGCTGCAGCAGATAGGAGTTTTCGGTCCACCATGGATATCAGCCGGCCAGAAGTGACATTATCAACAACATCAAACAAGAAAACCCCGCCTGTGGGTAAGGTTTGTTTGATCGCCGCAGCAAGGGTGAATGCTTCATTCACCATGTTGGCGTCGGGTTTCAAGAAAATAATTTCTCGTTGACCGTCGTTCAGATCCTGGTATAGTTCAAACACTGACCACCGGATAAAATCCGGGTCAAAAAGCTTTACTGCTACACTATTTAAGACTGATGCTGCTGAAATTGACATGGTATCACCTTTCCATCAACTGACGAAGGTCTTCAGCCATGGTTATCTTTGTCTTTCGTTTGTCCAGGTCCTCACCGATCGCCATAGCGGTTTCCTCCATCTCTTCTTTAGAAACCCTGGGGAGGGCTTTCCCGAACATCTCTTTGACCCATTCCTCTGTGGTCGTGGTATCCTGCGCCAGGGCATCCGGGGGCCTCGGGGGCTCCTCCGGAGGATGCGGAACCATATCCTCCCGCGCGGCATAAGCTGGGGTTTTAATGTAGATCATCCCAGATGTTGTTTGCTTTAAATATTCCGTTGCCATATTCTATCCTCACAAAAAAAGGGGATAGAGGGCTTACCCCTGTCCCCTCTTCGGTTATCTTGTCTGTCCCTGCTGGCTATTCCGGCAGCACAGAGATAAATTTAAGCGTAAAAGCGCCAGTGGCTTCTGTGAAATCTCCAAAGTCCGGGGACTCAGATTTCGTATCCGTCAATGTAACACGTATTGTCCGATCGGTTGCAGCGGACGGGGCCAGGGCAGAGGACACAATTCTCGCAGCGGTAGTCGCATCACCATCAGTGGTCACTGAAAAAGCATCAACATCAGTTGTGGTGCCGACCTGGAGAGTTGCATCAGTAGTCCCGGCAAAAGCCTCTGTGATCTGGGCTTCCCATGCGATAGGGATCGCACCAGCCGGAAGTTCAATGTCCAGATCAACATAGCCGGTTGCGTCCGTACCATCGGTGAAGTCAGCCAGGCTGATTTCTTGTGAAATATTTTTGAAATAATTAAATTTCATGTCTATTATTCCTTATTATAGGCTTTCCCCGGTCAACGAAGACCCGGGGAGAGCGTTGCTGATTACGCCGGCTTGCAGTACAGGCAACCCATTGATTCCGGCTGGACGACCTTGTATCCGTAAACCTGAAGGCCACGGATAAGCTTCCCAAAATCCTTAGGGTTTGGCAGTGTCTCATTCTCTGTCAATTGAGACGCAAACGTTAGCGCGGACATGTGGCCGAACATCACATTAAAACAGGTGTCTGACCCATCTGTGATTGATGTCAGGTTGTTGGATTCGTAGATATTGAAATTGTCTATTTTCCCCATCAATCCAGAGCGAACAGTTGATTTGCCATCGCCAGAGAAAGATGCTTCTTTAAGCTCAGAAACCTTAACCCTGGTGGACATCCAGGCAGGGATAACCATCCACCTGTTCGTAGTGGGCCTGTTCTGCTCGGTGAGAACCTGGCCGCATTCCACCATCTTGTCAACCACAACGTCTTTTGCGGCAGCAAAAGGGGCCCCGGTTTTCCCAAGGTTAATATTCTGAACAATCTTTCCAGCAGAATCCCCTTTGTTGGCTGCGGCCGCGTCAGGGGGGATATCTGCCAGGATGCCAGAGTCAATATTGATCTTCATCTGCTCGCTGGCGTCCTCGGCCCATTTGTCGACAAAAGCGATATCTGCCTGTTTCTGTTCAACATCATTGACAGCAAAGCCAAAGTACTTCCCTTTGTCTATCAGGAGTTCAACGGTTTCTGCGTTATACCTGTCATACTCAAGATCCATCCCAATATTGTAATCTTTTATTACAACATCGGGCGTGGTTCTGATGTGTACTTTATCGCCGTAGGAGCTGATTTCCGTTGTGTTAATGTCCAGGATGTTTATTCCTGGCTCCTGCACGTTTCCATGCAGACCGGATCATATCTTCAATGCTGTGAGACATTGCCCCGCGCTCGTGGCATTTTACCATCTTGCCGGCAAACCCAGGCAAGACTCCATATGCTGATCTCTGAACCTTCTCCCTGTCACCAGGGAGCTTGGCTGCTGATTGCCCAATCCATATGCTTTTTGAACCGTCACGTTTGCCGTTGCCAGCTGCGTTGTGGTGCACATAGTTATAAGGGTGTCCCAGCAATTCACGGGGTTTAGTGAGAGCCAATTACCTAACCCTCATAATCAGTGTTACTGATATGGGCGAACACGGTTGCTTCATAAAATTTTTCAAGCAGCTTCCCGGACCATATCTCGGGAATATAGTTGCCGCTCATACCGTTTGTAACACCGGTATCAAGTGGATAAGTCATTATAAAGTCCTTTTACTGGACCCGCCCCTCATTCTGCGCACGGAAGATATCTGCCTCAAGAGCTTTGAAGTCAGCCAGCTTGCCATTCCATTTCCCAGCCATTTTTTCATCATACAATTTCTTAATATCTGCCCGGGTCCAGACCTTGCCCTGATTTGTCCCAGGGGGCTGGGTATCCGAGTTTGAGCGATTGTTGGGTTGTAAATTCGGCTGCTGCGGTTGCTGTTGCGGTTTTGAAGGAGTAGAATCCAGATATTCACGAAAAATCTGCAGCGTTCTGTTCACATCGAGCTTTTTCTCTGCATCCTTCAAAGAGAAATGCCGAGGCTGCCCGGTAAAAGGGTGCGGCTCTTTCAACCAGGTGAGAAAGGACGGGTCAGCGTTCACCTGCGCAAAATCTTTTCCTGCCTGTTCAACTTGCTGCTTGACTTGTTCCAGGTATTGATTGTACGCTTTTTTGCTTTGTTCCTGCTGAACACTCCCGATGTTCTGCTCCACGGAGCCAATCTGTTGTTTCAACTGCTGGTTTTCGCTTATGAGCTGATTCATCCGGGATGCCATATCCTTAAATTCAGGGCCATACTCCGAGAGGGCCTCTGGGTCAAAATCGCCTGTCGATTGCTGCTGATCTTGTTTGTTGTTATTGCTCGCAGCTTCTTTGAGCTGTGCGTTTTCAGTCTTAACCTGCTCCAATTCCTGTTGCAGTGTCCGGGCAGTTTCGTGCAGCTTTGGGATTTCAGCGTTGTATTTTCCCTGGAGGGAAAGGTATTTCGTCTTGAAATCCTCAGCCGGCTCGGGTGTCCGGGTCGCATCGGGTTCTGGTGTCGCTGGCTTGCCTTGATCTCCTTTGTTTTCCTGCTCGGCGGCTGGCGATGTATTGTCAGTCTCGCCTTCAGACGCGGAAGACTCGGGGTTGTTAAGTTGATCGATCAATTGCGTGGATCGATCTGCGGCAGCCTTGACTGCGGTGGGTATTGCCATGGAAAATCCTTTTGCGGCCTGTTGCCAGGTATCGCTTGAAAGTGATAAGAATGAAGGGCCTTACACTGAGAACCAGTATAGAAAGGTGTCCTATGGCATCTATAATACTATTGAGAGAAAATAACCGTCTATCCTATTCCAGGTAGATATGCGTATATAACAAAAAGATACCCCCGCGGCTTTTAACAACGGGGGTAAGGGGCAGGGTTTATTTCGAGTTTTTGATAACTTCTGTTGCTTCATTAAGGGTTGCTAAAATCGACTGAAGCGTTTGGCACCCGCCCTGGTTCCAGTCTAAATAATAATCGCGCAGGTGGTCATTTTGCTCTCTCATTTCCTGCAAGGATTCTTCCAGCCAGGACACAAACAGCCCCTCGGTTGACATCGGCTGGCTCTTCGCTCTCATATTGATATTATGGAGGGCTTTAATTGTCTGCTTATCGCTTCTGATTTGTTTCATCACATATCCGTTTCTGTGGTTTGTATATAAATAGACGTAGGTGTTAAAAACTTCTGTTCCAGAGAGGATACAAACGGACTTGACACATACCCAACAATCTCCCCGTGCTTATAGATGAACACCCCGGACTTGTAAAGCTCTTCATCCTCATCATACTTCCGGTGCTCTACCTCTACGCCTTTTTTTTTCATCCGGTGGTCAATAATCTTCCCGCGTGTCCCGGACTGAACCTTAACCCCGCACCGCT